TTTCTTTTCTCCACCAGTAGCAGATGTTATCTTTTCAAACAGTGTATTTCCAGCATCGGTTTTTAGATTGCGTTGAATGGATGCAAATCCTTGTGCCATTTTAGACTCCTAGATGATCTTCGGTGAGGATTAAAAATTTCATCTGCCTGTCCTCACAGAAGTCCTCAGCTGCTTCCCACTTTGCGCGGTTCTTAGCATAAGTTAGGACTTCTCTTTTCCAAGAGGCAGTCTTACGTTTTGGTCTGTCATTCGGTTTTTGTGTTTGCTTCTTAGGTTTAACTTCTATTAGATATTTACTAATAATACCTGATCTAGACTTAACTTTAATATAAAAATCTGGGTAGTAGCGATGGACTCTGCCGTCTGTTGGACAACGATAAGGAATAATTACTTCCTCGCTCCCCCATTCAATAACACTCTCATTAAAATCACAAAAATACATAAATTTTCTTTCCCACAAACTTCTATAAATTACGCGAGTAGGATTTCCGCGATACTTTTGTGGGTGTACAGGTTTATATATCCCTGAGTATGCCATAAATATAAATATAACCACCTCGATTATTTATCGTGTCAATCAAAACTTTCATGGACACCATCGTTAAAAGCGGTGGTTTATCATATAGTAATACTTATGATATTGAATGGATTTTCCCTACCTCAGATATATTAAGGAGAAATTTTGAATCTATTGGTATGAGTTTTTCGGGTGGAAATTTAGCAGAGGGTACACGATCAAATGTAATTAAATTATTTTGTGATGAAGCGCAACTACCTAACATTGCTGCTCAAACTGGACAGACACGAGGTGTTTTACTAGGGCAAGGCACAGTAAACTATCCACATACTAGAGTCTTTACAGACTTTCAATTAGGATGGATCTGTGATGCCGACATGACTCCATTAAAATTTCTTAATGTATGGTATCAAACTATATTTGGAGAATATGACAACAAACCAGTTGAGGACAATATTAAATCCCAACTTAGAATTAGTTCTCAAGCAAACAAGAAACTTGTAGACATAAAAAATATAGCATCTGAAGGAAGTAATATCGAAGTTGATAGAAGCATTCGTTTAAATTATCCTTCAGATTACTTAGCAAAGTGTCTTATTAGTAAAGTAGAAAAAGGTGCATCAGCATCTAATAGTAGAGCATCCATGGTATATACTATGCTAGAAGTATTTCCATACTCTATTGATGCTGTTCCTTTATCTGCTGGAACTTCTCAGTCAACAAAAGTGACTGCTAATTTTTACTATTCAAAACACAACATCACTTACAACGATATATCAAACTTTAAAGGATAATTATTATGGCTTTACCATCAATTGCTACACCAACTTATGAACTTGAACTGCCATCAACAAAAAAGAAAATTAAATATCGTCCCTTCTTAGTTAAGGAAGAGAAGGTACTTCTTCTTGCTACTGAAAGTGAAGATCCCAAGGAAGTAAAGGAAGCAGTAAAAACTATTGTAAAAAATTGTGTGCTATCTCGTTTGAAGGTAGATGATTTAACTACTTTTGATTTAGAGTTTTTGTTTCTTAAAATTAGGGCAGCATCTGTTGGAGAAGATATTCCAATGAAGATTACATGTCTTGATGACAATGAAACCAGAGTTGATGTCATTGTAGATATTTCTGAAGTACGTGTTCAGACACAAAAGGACCACTCTAATAAAATCGAACTGACTGATAATGTTGGTATGATTATGAGATATCCTGGACTGAATGAGTTTGTTGATCTTACTTTACTTGGTAAAGATCTAGATGATCCTGATGAAGTTTTTAATACAGTTGCTGGTTGTATCGATCAGATTTATGAAGGAGAAGAAGTATTTGATTCTACAACTACATCACATGCAGAAAAAATTCAGTTTATTGAAGGATTAACACAGAAACAATTTGAAAAGGTGCAAAAGTTTTTCCAGACTATGCCTGTTCTACGTCACGAGTTTAAGGTAACCAATCCTAATACTGGTGTCGAATCTTCTTATACTTTGGAGGGTCTGCAATCTTTTTTCGGGTGAGCATGTTCTATAACACGCTGGAAAACTACTATAGAACAAATTTTGCTCTCATTCAGCACCATAAATATAGTTTGAGTGATATTGAGAATATGATGCCGTGGGAACGCACGGTATACGTGTCTTTGCTTAATCAATATTTAAAAGAACTAGAAGAAAAGCAAAAGCAACAAAATGCCTGAAGTAGATCCAATAAGGAAGAAAAAACTAGGCGAACTGATAGAACGCATGGGGAAAGGGTTTGATGAGAACCTGCTGGATCCTCTTGTAGATTCTATTGTTAATGATCCTGAGGATGCGCCTCTTCCTAGTGAAGGTAAAGCAAAAGCAAAAAAGATTAAGTTCCAAGTAATCAAAGTTAATGATACTGGACAGGGGGATACTTTATCAGCATTTTTTGGTGCTAAGATTGGTGAATCTTTTAGTATGGCGGCAGAAGCACGTCGTAAAGATCCAAACAAAATTAAAAAAGGTAATGCATATTATTTAAAAAAAGCATTAGGGTTTCAATTTGGTGGAGACTTAGTTAATAGGACTAGAGGTACATTTTCTAAAGATCCAACTGATGTTCAAGATCCTGCATTAGGTAGGTCAGGAAGATTTTCTGCACAGGTACAACCAAGTTATGATATACAGCAGGGTCCTTTACAAGCAGAGACTGATAATACTAATGTAATTGACAAAGCATTTTCTAATTTAATTGTTAGATTTGATGCGTTATTAGATACAAAAGATAAGAAAAACGAAGCAGTTCAACTTGGTCTTGACCTAACAAACGAGGTAACAGAAGAAACTAAAGACGAAGTAAAGAATAGTAATAAGGTAAAGAAAGAATCTATTAAAGTACAAGAAGACTTTATTAGATTTGAAGCAGATCAAAAAGATACTGCTCAAGTTGCAAAAAGAGAATTTGATACAGAACAAACCTTAGATCCTACAGATTTACTTAGTTATGATAATTCAAGAGAAGATGAAGATTCTTCTGAAGAAGATGATGAAGGAGGAGAACGTCGTAGTCCATTAGATTTTGCTTTAGATTTATTAGATGGTGGTAGCATACTTGGTGGTCGTTCTGCTCGTATAGGAAGACGAGGTTTTGCTAGAGGAATAAGGAGAACAGCACTAAGACTAGGTGGTAAAAAATTAGCACAAAGAGGATTAGTTAAAGGTGGAACATCGGTAGCAGCTAAAGTAATATCTGGAATTTCTGGCAAAGCAATTATTGGATTCTTACGTCCTATTTTCAAACGTATTCCTATTGTTGGCGGACTGATTGACTTTGTAGTATCTCTTGCATTAGGAGAATCAGTAGGAAGAGCAGCAGCAAAAGCAATCGGTGCTACACTTGGTGGTGCATTAGGCACACTGATTCCTATCCCTGGTGTTGGCACGATTGCTGGGGGTATTGTTGGCGACCTAGTTGGTGGTGCTGTCTATGATGCAGTTACTGGTGGCGGACCCAAGTCACAAAAAACCAAGGCAGATCAAGAATCTGCAGTAGATAAAGCAGAGTCATCATCAGATGCTACATCTCCGCCAGAAAAATTAGCATCAGGTGGATTCATTGCTGGAGAAGCTGGTCCTGAATATAAAATTGATCTAACTTCTTCTATAGGTAGAAATGCAGTAGAATCTGTTTCTGAAGTTAGTAACTCAGCACTTGCAGGACTACCATTTGTTCTAGGCATTACAGATACTGTTGTATCAAAATCAGGTCCATCTGCTAAACCAGTAAAGAATTTTATATCACAAGAAATTGGACCACTTGAAAGATTATTTGGTATTGCTAGATTTAATGTTCAAAGTTTTATTGGTAGAGGAACTGAAGCAATTGCATCTGTCGCACAAAAAATTGGATTAGTCGGTGGAAATAAAGGAAGTAATGGTGTAGATTCTCAAGAGACAATGAATGGTTCTCCATCTAATTCATCAACACCAATTACAGGTATACCTCTTGGTGAAGGAGATACTGCTACAGGTAAGCAATTACATTCTGGTCTAGTAAGTAGAGGGTTCAGTAGTGATGAAGCAGCTGCTATTGTTGGTAACCTATGGGCAGAGTCTAATTTTAACACTGGTGCTCGAAATCCAAATGGAGGTGCATATGGTTTGATGCAATGGAAGGATGGTCGTTATGATAAACTGGTGACATATGCAGCAGAGAAAGGTAAACCAGCTAGTGATTTAGAAGTGCAGTTAGATTATATTGCATGGGAACTTAAAGGTGGTAATCCATACGAAACTGCACAATTCAAGAGAGGAATGGCATATGGTCCATCAGTTGCTGATAAAACAAGAGGATTTGCATATGAAGTAGAGCGAGCAAGAGCAGATGAACTACAATCTTCTATGTCGAAGAGGGTTGGTGCTGCTCAATCTGTACTTAATGCTACGGGAACTTCACAACCACCAGCAGCAACACCAGCAGCACCTTCTGCTACTCAAGTCCCTGAAGGACATATAGGTCCAGTGATGCCTCAGGAACCCCCGGTGTCGCCAATTACTACATCTAATGGAGTTACCACTGGTATATCTTCTCCATCTCCTGAACAACAAGCACCAGTACCAACATCACCTAACTTATTAATTATGGCGGAGCAAGCAAAAGGTGTAGCAATACAACCCATTTATATTCAGGGATCTAGTCAAGTTTTAGGATACAAGGGATCTCAACAAGGTTTTGAAGGTAAAAATAAAACAACGTATTATGATGGTTCAGGTTTTATTACCACTCTAGATTCATTAAAGAGTAGAAGGTTGCAACTAAACTGATAAATATATAAGTGAAACTAAATTGAATATTCGATTACCAGAATTCCGAAAAAAATTCTCCGCTAATTTTTAGTAAAAAAAGTCGAGCATGGCAGCAGGCACCCAAAGTTACGAAAAACCCCAATATGGAAGTCTTGCTGGTGCTCTTGGCGAGAAAATTG